TCAAGAGTTACGAATTTGAATTGTGCGGCAGAGAGGTCTTCGCCAGCGATGAATGTGCGGTTATCACGAGATTGCATAACAGCCATGATTATTCCCCTTTATAGGATTTGTTTACAAGTGTTTTGCCTTCGTCGGTCTTCGCTACAGCAGCGTAAGCCTTGGCATAATCACTCTTTTTGAGTTGGTTGTCGTCCATGTAGGACTTCACGAGAGCATCCAGTTTGTCAGCAGCGGTAGCGAACTCACCGTCTACATCGGACTTACCAAATTCTTGCATGGCAGCTTCAAATGCAGCATCAGCCGCCTTAAGTGCTTCCATGATAATTTCTTCATCTGAGAACTTGGCTACAAGAGCTTTAGCTACAGAAATGTCAAAGTGTGGGAGAGCTTCGCCAGCACGTTTGGTCAATTCAATATCAGCTTTCTCAACAGCAGCTTCTTCAAGTGCCTTGAGGACTGGCGCAGGAATGTCGCTTTTGGCAACCATCTCGCCAGAAACTTCCATCATCTCAACTTCAGCTTTCTTTTCGATAGCGTCCGTCTTGATGACATAACCATTCTCAATGAGACCTTTGCGAAGACGCTCGTTCTCAGCTTTGAGTGTTTCTACGTCAGCCTTAAGGGTATCAAGGTCGATCTCTTCGGCAGTAGCCTCTTCTGCGGACTTCTCCATCTCAGCAGCTTCAGCTTCTCCCGCCTTTTCCATGTCGTAACCAAGAGCCTTCATAGCTTCTTCTTTACCACATGCTTTCTCTTCCATGTACGCCTTAACCTTGGCTTCCATTTCATCAGTCATCTTAGTAATTTCCTCTTCGGAAGTGTCACGCTTGAAGAGGCTAACCATTGCCTGTGCATTGGCAGGGCGATCTACGAGAGAAAGCTCCTCAAGGTGCAAGTTTTTTAGGAGATTAGGCAAGTTAGATTTCCTCCTTCATAGCACGTCCACCAATAGAGAACGCAGCGAGTTCACCAGACTTAACCATACCCCAGATTGATTCATCGAATACTTTGTACGCGACAACCCACCCTTCACGGTCAGACTGGATTCCTAGAGCATCACCAATTTCCTTAGTGATAGGGAGAGAATGAACAACGGTTCCTACTTGCTCCCCTGTGTGCATGGCCTTACCAACCCGCACATGCTCCATAAATTCGTTTACAGCTTTCACAAGCGTGTCAGCTTCGATAACATCTCCTTGACGGTCAACTACAGCTTCACCCTTTTCGGTTACAACTGAGGCCCAACCGTAGACCATACGCTGTTCGTCGTCGGTCTTTAGGATTTTACCTTCGATGTTCTTTGTCATATCACTCACCGATGTTCCTGCTTCCCACATACGGCATGACCAGTAGCCAGCCTTTGTTTTATCTGTCTTGGTGTCACATGAGTGTCGGGAGCGGAAGTTAGCTCTAGCCTTAGGGTCATCACGTCGGATTTCCATATTAGGATCACCGAATGTTACCCGCTTAACCTTGCCACCATCTTGTACGAAGACTTCAAACTTCTTGTTGCCACCTTTGATGCGGCGAGGTTTGTTCAAGGTTACTTTTTCACCCTGATATTCAGCCTTGGTGAACTCCTCCTTGAGAACCTCTTGTACAATGGCTCTGAGAGCCTCTATACGATCCACTGAGGGTTCTTCTTCAACCTCTTCGCTACGGTAGTAGCCTAAGTAGTCTTCATGGCTCTCTGCGGGCATGTACACAGCTTGTCCATCGTATGTAGATACGTGAGTAGTACCACCGAAGCCCATGTCCATCGACCTAGCCCGAGCTTCAGGCTCTGTAGTGAATATATCATTAGCATACTGTGCTTTAAGGACTGAGTTCATTATGGCTCACCTTGGATTGTATTTTTAACTAGGACACCTTCCCCGAACACACTGATGTATTGCTGACCTGCACTACCACGTAGTTGGAACTCAATGTCAGTCTTCTCGTTATATCGGAAGGGTACTTGTCTTTGAATGTGCATGATCTCTAAGAAGGAAGTCTCAGCAACTCTTAGCTTAACTCCGTTCTCTAAACAGACGAAGTTCCTAAAGTAGATTTGCCTGTTGTTCTGAGCAGCAGTAGCACAAAAGGCATCAATACGCATAAGGTAGAAACTGTAACCAGCAGGCACTGTGTAGATAGACGCTTGGTTCTTACCTTCGCCCCCACGTACCTTAGCGTAGGTCACACCACCGTTAGAGACGACAATATCGTTATCTGCATTGCCAGCAACTGTCACAACATCGTTGACACGAAAGAACTGATTAGTTGTCGTAGGGGGTGTAGCGGAGTTTAACGTAACATTCTCCGCAATAACCTCGTAGTTTACATCAAGGCCAATAATACGGACAACCACACCATCGTCAGCTACGTTAGACGTCACAGTCATAGTCAAGCCTGTAGTTGGCTGTGTGTATGCTGTGCTGTTTTCCCAGCAAGGGATGTAGCTTGTCCCTACGAGGGCATTGTAACCAAAGATGTTACGAAGTTCGTAGTTGTTGGACTCACCCTTGGCTATCGCTAGTGGGTCATGTTCATAGAGATGCCTAGTCCACGTTGTCATCAGTAGGCTCCTCTGGTTGACCTACCTCTGGGTCGTAGTCCAGTTCAGCAATATCCATAAGGTCTTTGATAACCTCAGGGTGAGACGACACATCAATACCAGCACCGTTAAGGTTACGAAGGAAGGAAGCAATCTCACGAAGATCATGGGGAGCTACATCACCAGCCACAATAGTGGGCATGTTATCATAGTTCAGACCGTTCAACTGCCACAGACGTTCCACAAGTTGTTTGTTGAGAACGTCTACGATTGCTTGGATGTAACTCTCAAGCGCACGGAGGAACAGGTCTGTCTTCGACTTGGAGAGGGCGTAAGAACCACCCTGCGATCCTAGCAGAAGAAACTCTGAAAGCATGGAGCGAGCGATGTCGTGCTGGTAGCGACGAACAATGGGGTCGATGTTAATGTTACGGCTACCGCTAGACGACATAAGCTCAATGTCAACTAGCCTTTGGTTGGTAGGCGCTCCGTCTTTATCGGGATAGGTATCGGAAGGCAGTACAATGTAGCCCTGCTCGTTAAACTTGACATCACGGAGGATTTGTTGCAGGTTGTGTACGAAGCCAGCCTGTGCCTGTGAAGCATCACCAGAGAGGTACTCAGCAGGGATACGAGCAACAGGGATACCAGCAAGTTCACGTTCAACTGCGATAGCCTCAATAGCTTGGAGGTTGTTCAAGTACTCATAAGACGTGTAAGCATTACGCAAGATAGAACGACCAGATGGGTCTCCGTTCAAGCTCGTAGTGCGGTAGTACAAGGACTTGTTCGTGGGAATGTAGTTAGAACCACCCATGTGACCAACTGACTGCTGTACACCAAGTACCTCACCAGTCTTGTCATCTACATCAAACTTGTTTACAGTCCAAGGCGCACGAGAAGCAATCTTCTGGATACCAAGGCGACCATCGGTGTACTTAGAGTGTTTCTTAGGGCTACGCTCTGTAGGTCCAACACGACGCTTGTAGACGACCTCAAACCAACCGAAGCCATACGACAAATACCCTAGTGCCTCAGAGATGTGGTCATCAAGAGTGTGTTCCATGTCATCCAGAACGCTCTCAACAAACTCTTTCTCAACCTTAGCAGCATCACTCTCGTTAGCAGGTTTAACGTGAAGGTCTACATCACGGAGGATTTGCTCAACGGCATACATAACAGCGCCAACAGTAGAATCATTGTCCCGCATCTCACGGTACTTACGAATGGCCTTTCGACCTCGTAGTTCAGGTAGGAACTCATCTGCACGGATTTGACCGTTGTTAGTGTTATCACCAGCTACACCAAGGGTAGACTTAGCTTCTGCTTCCGAGAGTTTCTTTACCATGATCTCAATGCTTCTATGATTAACGTGAAAGCCCCTTTGCACTCGAATAAGCGAGGGTCAACTTAGGTTTGCTGTAGCCGTTAAGGGAGAGGTCTGTAATTGCCCATACAAGAGCATCAAGTCTGTCTGGGGAGCCTATCGACCCTAAAGGTTCCCACGTTCTCATTTGAGTTTCTAATTCGTTTAGTGAAGCACCGTCAGGTGGGTTGGAAACATGCTTGACAAGACCACGCTCATATAGGGCAGATATTGGTTCAGCACGGGCAAACTTACCACGAGATGCACGTACAGCTTTGTAAGGTACTGTCTCGTCTTCCCCGTGGATGGTTGTCTTAACCATGTCACCACCTTGGTTGACTTCAGCCACAATACGATCAGCTTGATGGTGATGATAAAGTTCAATAGCTTTAGACGCCCAACCTTGTGGAGAAAGCCTGTCAGTGTAATCGCCCAAGACATATGCAACACCATTTACATCAATACCTGCAACAACAATACCTGTCATGTCACTCTCAGCGTTAGAGGTAACAGCAGGGTCAAGGGCAACGACAATACGGGAAAGGTCTGGGACTGCCTCATGCTTAACTGAGGCTTCATCCAGCATGGCTGTAGTCCAAAGTGCGCCTTGCGCTTCCTCTAGTACTTCAGCATAAAGCTCTTGTCTACCTAGTCTAGTTCCCTCATACTGTTCCTTAACAGCAGTTAGGTATGTCCCAGCTAGGTTAGCAGAGTTATCAAAGGTAGACCCTGTAGTAACTACAGTCTTAGGGTCTTTAAGGATTTGTCTAATAAGTTTAGTTGGCTTTGGGGTGGTAGTAACCATGATACGTGGGTGCTTACCTAGACGCATACAGAACTGTAGCATCTGCCAAGTGTCCATGTCTTTGTTCCAAGCAGCAGTCTCATCACACCAAGCTAATTCAAACTGGGGACCACGGAGACGCTCAGGTTCCTCAGCAGAGAAGAACTGCACTTGAGCGCCATTCTCCCATGTGAGTGTACGCTTGGTAGGAGACCACTCAGGGAACCCCATCTTCTTACCTGCGTAAGTCTTGTCACCCTTCCAGCATACAGACAGGAACCCAGACTCACCTTTTACCATAACACGTTCAATGTCGGAGTTAGTAGAGGCTACAGCGGCAATACGTTTGACACCACGTTTGACATTCTCTCTTACCCACTCGACACCCGACCTAGTCTTCCCGAAGCCACGACCAGCATTGATGAACCATGTGTTCCATTCGTTGGAGTCAGGCTCTAGCTGGTTATCTCTAGCCCAGAAGCTCCAGTCATGCTTAAGCTCTTCAGTCTTAAGTGGACCTAGCTCTTCAAACAGCTTCTTAACTTTGGCTGCTGGTAACTCACGTAGAGTATCAGCCGTTATCTTCCGTGCTGGTTTCATTCGGGTCAATTCCAAGTAGCGACATGAGTGTGTCGGCTGCACTCTCGTCTAGGTCAGGGTCAGTCTCTTGTTCAACTTCAATGTTAGTCTGAGTAGGCGACCACCCACCCTTACTACGAAGGAACAGCTCTTGGGACTTGAAGTCACCATCTAAGGCTTGGTCGATAACCTTAGCTCCAACCAGACCGTTAATCTTAGCACGTTCCTGTTCAATGAACGACCCATAAGTCTTGTACATAGTAGACAGAGACTTAGGCGCATTGGTAAGGTGTTGCATGGAGGCTAACATCTGACGGATAGCGACACCACCCTGAATACAAGTCAGAATGTGCTTCTCAACATGTTTACAGTAAGGGAGCTTCTCTGCCATAATGGCCTCTCAGTAGGTTATATGTGTTTTAGTGACACCTTCTCCATAGACATCGGCTGGACCTACTTCTACACGACAATAATTGGGAAGTTACGTCTAGGTTGTCTTGGGAAGATGCGACAAAATACACAGAGACTAACTTAAGTTGTAACTTAGGTTAGGCTTAAGTTCTTTAATACTTAGTGGTGTATAATAGTCTTAAGGAAAATCTTAAGTAGTAACTTAAGTTAGGTTCCTACTATAGTATATAGACCTTTTTTATGATTCTACAAGTAAAAAGTTGTAAAAAGTTGTAACTTTCTTATAAGGTGTTGATAACCAACGAATCTTTTTTTGTTATTTTTGTGTGTTGGTGACTCTAGAAGGTAGCGCATGTCGTCTGCTCAGTAACGGAATGTTACAGTCTGTCGTAAAATGTTACCTGTTAGGCCAAAGTAATTTCTTGTTTTGGATTCATGTGTGGCTACCCGACGGGGGTGATTCGTTTGCCCATGATCTGGAGGGTCCCAAGAGTCAACCCCTAATGTCAAACTGTAACAATTCGTGATCAGTAGTGTAACATTTGTGCAACACCTATGAAAATAACGCATGAAAACAACGCCTGATAAACATTTTTGCTTGACAGAGGGGCGAATCGCCCTCCCATACGACTCTGATTCGAATGTTATAACATAACACTTGGCAAGGTAGACTTGTGTGCAAATATGCATCTAACACGTTGGACTTGTGCAAACTTACACATAGGGCAACCGCTCGATATAACGGCCAACACGCCCCATTGTAACAGATAGGCGGCAACCCTAGCTTGAACACCAAAGTCGCCGCTCTATGGTTCTCAATCCCGTCCTTCAGGCCAAAATTCTAAGTCGTCCGCAAGCTCAAGGATAGACTCTTGTAAACCTACGGGGAGCTTGGAAAACTCAACGTCACGCCCTAGAATCTCGAGACATTCAACGTCGATATCGGATATATCCACTTCGTTATCTTGCGGCCAGTATTTTCCTGTTGCGGTGAAAACTACGGTTATTTCGTCGCCCGAATATGTGGCGTTGCATGTAGCAGTCATTGGGATTCCCCCTTATATTGTGTTAGTCGCTTGG